TACGGCGGTGCGGCGTTCACGGTGGTGGCGGTGTTCTCGGCGGATGGCGTTCGCGTCGATCTGTCGAGTGGCGTCGTGCAGGAGTCAACGGCCCCGCGTTTGGGCGTGCGGCTCGCGGACTTCGCGACGCCTCCGGCTCACGGGGACGAGTGGGTGGTCGGCGGCAAGACGTACCGCGTCGTGGGCGTTCAGCCTGACGGCGAGGGCGGCGCCGAGCTGACCGGTGCCGAGCTGTGATCGTGCATCTGCGGCGGCAGTTCATCGACGCGGCGAAGGCTGCGGTGCGCGGGACGGCTTCGGTCGGTAGCTCGGTCTTCGAGTGGAACGGCCGCGCGATCGAGGGCAAGCACAAGCGCTGGATCGCGGTGATCCCGCGGTCGGAGTCGCCCGCCGACGACACATCGCAGTCGGAGCAGTCTGTGACGTTCGCCTTCGACTTCGTTGCAGGCGCCCGCACGGGCGAAGCGCGCGACGAGGTGTCGTTGCAGATGCAAGCGGCGATCGCGCGCTCGCCGCTTTTCAGCGCAGCGGAGTGGACTGGCACGACGCTCTCCGACCCCGACGTAGAAGGCAACGACCACATCTTCGAGGCGGTTCACTCGTACACGATCCAGTACCGCCACGCCTACGAGAGTCCGGGGACCGAAGTCCCCGACTAGGGCTCCCGCTTCTTAACTCGGGCCGTCTGCAACGCGCAGGCGGCCTTTTGCGTTTCTGGAGGACGCCTCAATGGCCGCAACGCGCGGACGCGGGAGCAAGATCCGGGTCAAGACGACCTCCGGGTCTTACGTCGATATCGCCGGCCTCGGCGACATCGAGTTGACGTATCCCGAGAACCAGTTCCTCGACGTGACCGATCAGGACACGCCGACGGGCTCGACCAAGCAGCTCCCCGTCGAGGCGAGCCCCGGCAGCGTCTCGGCGCCGATCAACTTCGACATTCAGGAGCAGTCGCACTTGCTCCTGATGAACGCGCGCAAGGCGAACACGCTGCTGGACTTCCAGGTGCGTTTCGCTGGGCCGGGCTCGAAGCGCACGGCGTTTCAGGGATACATCATCTCGCTCCCGATCCAGCTTCCGGTGAGCGGCGTGCAGCGGGCGACGCTCGGCATCCGCGTCGAGGGCGACTTCGGCGATCCCGAGGCTGACGTTTGACGGCACTGCTCGGGCGTTCCCAGATCACGGCGGCGCAGGATCGCAAGGAAGAGGTGCTGGAGATTCCCGAGTGGGGCGGCGCGGTGCGCGTGCTCACGATCGTTGGGCCGGAGCGCGTGGCGTTCGAGAAGGCGTGCCGCGCGCACGCGAAGGGCGAGATGACTTCGGTCGAGCTGGCAGCGCGTGGCGCGTCGCTCGGCATTGTCGATCAGGACGGCCGTCGAATCTTCGAGTCGGCGGACGATGAGGCGGCGCTGACCGCGAAGAATCCGGCCGTCCTCTCTCGTGTGCTCGCGGCGGTGTTCCGCGTTTCGTTCATCGGAGATGGCGAGGTCGAGGAAGAGCTGGGGGAATCCTCGAGCGACCCGAACTCGCCTTCCGATACCGCCTCTCTCTAGCTCTCGGCGTTCATCATCCCGATCACCTGGCCGCGGTTCTCACGCCGCGGCAAGAGGCGGGCTGGCGCGCGTATGAGCTTCTGGAGCCGATCGGGTCGCCGGCTCTGGATCAGGCTACGGCGCGCGTGATCGCGTACCTGCTGTCGCCGCACATGGCGAAGGACGCTCCGCGAGCGCGGGTGTCCGACTTCCTCCCCGACCGGGCACACGCCCTCGCGGAGTATCTGCGAGAGAAGCGCGAGAACGGCGAGGAGGGCTAGTCGGTGGCGACCAAGCTCGAAGATCTCGTCGTACGCATCTCCGCGGATTCGGCGCAGTTGCGCCGCGAGTTGTCGCGCTCGGGCCGCGAGGTCGAGGGCTTCACGCGCAAGTCGTCGCGTGGGTTCACGGACCTCGGCGGGTCGATCCGCGCGGCGGCCGGTGCGCTCGCCGCGTTCGGAGTCGCGACGCAGCTGCGCGCTGCGGCGCAGGCGTCGCTGGCGCTGGCGGATTCGCTCAAGAACACGAGCGAGCGGGTGGGTACGACGGCCGAGGCGTTGCAGCGGCTTCGCGCCGCAGCGGAGCCGGCCGGTGTAGCCTCCGGCAAGCTCGACTCCGCGTTGCTGCGGCTGTCGAAGAATCTCGGCGAGGCGCAGCAGGGAAGCGGCGCGCTCGTCAAGGCGCTCGCTGGCACACATGACGAGCTTCTGGCGTCGCTGACGGGCGCGGACAACTCGGCCGAGGCGTTCCTGCGGCTCGCGGACGGGATCGCGAAGATCGAGAGCCCGACGGAGCGGGCGCGTGTCGCGCAGGCTGCGCTCGGCAAGGGCGGCGTCGAGCTTGTGGCCATTCTCGCGCAGGGAAGCGAAGCGCTCGACGAGATCGGCGACCGCGCCGAGCGGGTCGGGTCCGTTCTCGGAGGCGAGTCTCTAGACGCACTCGAAGCGTTCGGCGACCAACTGGACGAGGTAAGCCGAGTCTTTCTGGCGCAGTTCTCCGAGGGACTTGCCGTCAGCTTGAAGGGCGCAGATTCGCTGACGGCAGTGCTCGGAAGCGAGGAAACGCTTGGCGCCATCGGCGACTTCGCGACATTCCTTGGTCGTGTCGCCGGAATCCTTGGAGAGTTGCCGGCGCTGTTCACCGATACGGTGCGCGCCACGCGAGAGCTGCTCGGGATTCTTCCGGGCACCGTTAACGCGATTCCCGGTGTTGCCGTTGCCGACTCCGAGTTGGGTGGATGGGGCGGTGGCGCAACTGGCGCATGGGGATCGCCGATCCAACAGGCACCCGGAACCGACTTCGGTCCCCCGCGCCCGCCCGTCGCTCCCGTCCGTCGCGCTCCCCGCGCGCGCTCGTCGTCGCGCGCAGGCGGAAGCGGCCGACGCGGCAGCAACAACGTAGAGCCGGACCTATCGCAACTCGACACGTCGAACTTGCTCAAGGGTCCGCTGAACGACCTCGAAGCGTTCAACCGCGCGGCACTCGAAGAGATCGACGCGCTCATCAAGACGACGTCCGAGAGCGTAGACGAGGCGCTGGCGCAGACCGAGGCGCGCGCGGAGTCGTTCGGAGACTTCGTTGGCGGCGTCATCGGGAACTTCGTCAACGGTGCGGAGACGGACTGGAAGCGGCTCGCCACGTCGTTCATCGCGCAGCTCGTGGAGATGCAGGTGGCGGCGGCAGCGACGGAGCTGTTCAAGATCGGCTCGCGATCGGTTTCCGGTGCGTCGGCCAAGGCTGGCGGCGGTGGTGGACTCGGCGGAATCCTTGCGTCGGTTCTCGGCGCGTTCGGCTTCGCAGAGGGCGGCATCGTTACCAAGCCGACGCTTGCTGTGATCGGCGAGGGCAGCGAAGCCGAGGGCGTGTTCCCGCTCTCGCAGCTTAGGAACTTCGTCGGCAGCGCCGCGCCCCAGATCAACGTCATCAACAAGGGCACGCCGATCGACGTGGAGTCGGTGTCGCAGCGCCGGACGGACGCTGGCTACGCGATCGACGTGACGGTGCGCGACTCGGTGCGGCGGAACAATTCGCGCGGCGAGCTGCGGAGCGTGCTCGGTCAGCGCCATCAGCCGGGAGTCGGCTAGTGCCGACGTGGCCGGTGTCGCTACCGTCGAAGCTCCCGAAGCGGCTGCGCGAGAACGCCGTGGACGGCCGCGAGTCGTTCCAGCCCGACGCGGGCCCGCCGATTGCGGTGCGTCGATTCACGGCCACGCCGCGCGTGATCGAGTTCGAGCTTGTGCTGACGACGACGCAGAAGGACACGCTGGAGACGTTCTACAAAACGACGCTCAAGGAAGGCGTGCTGGAGTTCGACTGGACGAATCCGGCGACCTCGACTGGCTTCGCTGGCCTCCATTACTTCACGTTCGTGGACCGCCCGACCTACGACTGGATCGGTGCGAAGCGCGTCGTGACCATTCGTCTGCGGACGCGGCCGGGGCTGTAGATGCCGTCCTCCGCGTACACCGCCGCCTCGCACGCGCAGTTCCCCGGCATCACGCCCGTTCACCTCGTGACGGTGACGGCCGGCGCGACGGTTCTGCGGCTCTGCACGAACGCCGAGGACTTCGTCTCGCGCGGCGACACGTTCACGGCGGCCGGGGACTTGATGTCGGCGCACCTGTACGACGACCGTGAGGACACGCCCCCTCGCGCGCGGCTGTCGTTCGAGAATCTGACCGGCGCTCTCTTGGAGGCGATCCGCTCGCTCGACCCGACGGTCGAGACGACGGTCCTCATCGAGCTTGTGACGGCGGAAGAGCCGGACACGGTGCAGGACTTCTGGGCCGACGCCGAACTGCGGGACATCACGTACAACTCGCTGACGATCGAGGGCGAGCTGTCGGCCGAGAACGTCATCGGCATCGCGGCGCCGGCCATGAGCTTCGACCCTGTGAACTTCCCGGCGCTGCACGCAGGCGTCCCGTGACAGACTGGCGGGCCATCGCCGGTAAGTACGTGGGTGCTCCGTACGGCGATGGCGACGGCGAGTTCCGTTGCTGGGAACTTTTGCGCGCCGTTAGCTTTGACGCACTCGGCCTCGACCTCCCGGCCTACACCTACGACCCATACGACCGCGAAGCGCTCGCGAAGCTGATTCGCTCGAAGCTCACGAGCTGGCGCGAGGTGCCGCGCCCCGAGGCGCAGCCCGGCGACGCGGTGCTGATCTGGGTAACGAAGCCTTCGCTTCCGTCGCACGTCGGCGTGTATCTCGGTGGAGGCGAGATGCTGCACACGATGGAGGGCTACGCGCGCGTCGGGCAAGCGCCGAGCCCTATCGGTGCGGTGATCGAGCGGATCGACCTCGGCAAGTGGGCCACGCGCATCGCGGGCTTCTACCGCCACGAGTCGCAGTTCGACGGCTGGACGCTGAGGGTCAGGCCGCATCCGTTCCACGCGGACACGATCGAGCAGGCGTGCGCGCCGGGCGAGACCATCTACGCGGCGATGCTGCGCGCAGGCGTCGTGCAGGACACGCGCGGCGGGCGCGTGCTGGTGGCGATCGGCGACGAGGCGATCGACGCGAAGTGGTTCGGCCGGGTGCGTCCGCGCGCGGGTGTCGTGGTCGATGCGGTGTCGGTGCCGGGTGATCCGGTCACGCTGTTCTTCGCCATCGGCGGGGCAATCGGCTCCGCGCTGATTGGAACGTCCGCGAGTATCGCTGTCCCGCTCGCGATCGCGGGGGGCGTCCTCGGCTCGGCGGCCATCACGGCAGGCATCGGCTTCGCTTCGCAGGCGCTCCTGTCGAGCGTGGCGGGGCAGCCCGAAAGCGGCAACGGCGTCGGCGCGGTCGGTCCCGCCGCTTCGCCCG